GATTTAGAGACGGGCGAGAGTGTCACGCGAAACGGAAGCGAAGCATTTTGGGCTCGAGTCTTTGAGTCTGCGATTGCTGGCGCTCAAGGCGGCGGCGGCATGGGCTTAACTGGTCAAGCGCTGACAGAAACGTCTGGCGCTCTGGGCCTTAACGCTGATCGTGTCCGTGGTGCTGTCAAGAATCTGAACAATCTGTCAGGCGTCCAGAAGGCTGGGGCAACCCTAAGCCGCGTGATGAAGATGAACAAGACGGCCTCGGAGTCTACCTTGCGGGAGACGAATCCAGAGGCATACGCAGATCATGTAAAGCGCAGCTATCCGCAGGGCGAGATCTACATCTCAAGCGAAGCCGTTCAGCGGTTCATGGGCAATGTTGAAGATCCTCGTTCGATTCAAGAGATCATCGCGTCCATTGAAGGTCTTCAGGCACAGATTGAAGACTCGGCGGAGACTGGCAACGACATCGTTCTGTCGATTGAAGATTACATGCTCAACGTGGCCCACACTCCGCTAGCGAGTGCGATTTCTAGGCACGTCCGGTTCACTCCCGAAGATATGACAGCGGTGCAGGCGGACGCTTTCAAGGGAAGCATCTCGGGCGCGTTGGAAGAGTCCGGCGAAGCAATGCTTGCGGAGCTCACCGAATCCGAGCGTGCTGAACTTGATGCGAAGGTAGACGCAGATCAAGAGTCATTGACTGAATCCCAGGCTCGAGAAGACGCATCGGCAATGATCTGGGGTCAGTTGCGCGGCACCTATGAAAACTCGGAAGCGTCTGCGTTTACAGAGATCGCCCTCGCTCAAATGGAAGCGCGCGCAGATCGTAAGGGGCTCTCTCTTAGCCAGTTGATTGCTCAAGAGGGTATGCCGCAGATCATTGGTCCGGGTCAGGAGTTGCCCGAGGGCGCTACCCGCACCTTCGACCAAAGCGAATATCCGTTGGAGTCAAGAGACAGATGGTACGCAGACGCAGATTATAAGGCGCGAGGTGCTTCTTTAGTTGAGATGACCCCAGACGAGTTTCTGTCTCGCACAAAACCGCTTGAGATTGACGAACTGACGCGGGAAAACATAGACGAACTCAAGGAGAAGATGGAGCGGGGCGAACCTCTTGACCCGCTCACTATTTACAAAGATGACCTAACAGATGTTCGTGCTTCGGATGGAAGACACAGAGCCATCGCAGCCAAAGAATTGGGAATTGAGATAGTTCCGGTTCTTGACTTTACTTCTCGCCGATTTGAACAACCCGCCTTCCACGGTGGCCCGCACCGCTTTGACAAGTTCAGCATGGACGCCATCGGCACAGGCGAGGGCGCGCAGGCGTTTGGGTGGGGGCTGTACTTCTCCAGCTCGCGCGGGATTGCGGAGTTCTATCGTAATGCTTTAAGTGGAAAGTCGGACATTGGCGTTCGCATAGGTTCCGGGGATTCCGTCAAACTTGCCGATGACCGGGGATCTATCATGGACTTGATAGAGACATCCCTCGGTCTGACCCGTCCCCAAGCTGGGGCTACATACGATGCTATGCGTAGCGTTTCGCGGAGAAGCGGGCTTAATAACTTTGGAGATGTTGTTTCGCTATGGGAGCGACTTCTCGCTACTGAGGAATTAATTAAAGACTCAACCATTGTTGAGAGCTTGAAAAAAGACGTAAGGGAGCTGAAGGGGGCAATTGAAGCAGGCATTGAGCTTGAAGCTGACCAAGGCCAACTCTTCCAAGTCGAGATCCCCGAAGACAACGAGCTAATGGACTGGGACGCGCCGCTGAGCGAGCAGATTCCAAAGGTTCAGGAGATTATGCTCGACTTTCGTCGCACCATGCACAGTGACAACTGGATGGAGCAGGTTGACGGGCAAACTTTGAATAGAACAATTAGCGCTGCGTTCGCTGATCCTAAAAGCCGCATTCATAAAGCTACAGGCGAGTCTTTTTATAGGACTATGGCAGAATATTACGGAGGGGATGCCGAAGTTTCTAAGGCTTTGAGCGCCGCCGGCATCAAGGGTCACAAGTACCAAGCCAACCAGATTAGCGGCGGACCCGGCACAGCCACCAATTACGTCATCTACGACGAGAACGCGATTGAGATTGCAAAGACGTTCTTTCAGCCCGAACGCGGCTCCATCGACCTATCAGACCCCGAGCTCCGCAACGTCGTTATCCGGTTAGGTGAAGCCGCAGATCGTTCGACATTCCTTCACGAGTCGGGGCACCTCTGGCTTGCTCAACTTGACAAGGACGCCCGAGTAGACGGCGGCGAGTTTGCTGCGGATCTCGAAACGATCAAGGCGCACATGCGCGAAGCAGTCGGAACGGATGATGTCTTCTCGTCTGAGTTTCAAGAGCAATGGGCTTCGTGGACTGAAAACTATTTTATGCGCGGAATCTCTCCTACGAAAGCACTCCGCGCGGTCTTTAAGAAGTTTGGCGCATGGCTCACGAAGCTTTACGGGGCTATGGAAAACATCCCCGGATTCCAAGGTCCGCTGTCTCCTGAAATCGTCGAGATCATGGATCGGATGTTTGCCACTCAGGAGCAACTGAAAGACGAGCAGGTTGAGCGTGAAGTAAGCGATTTGCTTGTCGAGGAAAAGGACGCATCAAAGCGCGCAGGCGTCCCAGCAATGGCTTTAAGTGAGGCCAGGGGCAAGGCTCGCGAGATCATAGAGAACACGCAGTGGCGGCACCTGAAGCCTCACAAGTACCGGCTAGCAGCCGCCAGAGAAGGCCGGCTCGCTCTTGAGGCAGCAATCCAAGACGACTTTGCGAAGTCATCTATGCACAAGCGTCGGCAGGTTTTGAATGCTCTGCTTGAGTCCGACGCAAGGCGCGCCAAAGAGAACGGGCTGAAGGCAGCTAATTTCGCGAACCGTCTTCAGACGAAGAGACGACTTTCGCGAATAGGCTTGGCCGGTCAAGAATACTTGCAGGTCATACTTGGCTTGCTTAATCGTTTTGATTTGAACGTAAGCAGAACCATCAAAGAGATCGAGAACAGAAAATCTCTCTCTGAGTTTATTATCGAAAGAGAATCAGAATACGACCCGATTTATATCTCTGACAAGATCAGGGACGAGGCTTTCACAAAGAGCTGGAAAGAGCTGACCATTAAGGAGCTTTCAGAGCTCACCGATGCGCTGAAGAATATCGAAACGATCGCCGTTAGGCAGTTCGAGTTTAACGCTGCCGGTCAAAAGGAAATGCAGGCGGAAGTTCGGGCATCGTTGGTTGATGCGATCAAGAAGAACGTGACAGGGCGTGATCTACGCAGAGGTAATGCGCGACTTTTAGACAAGATGAGAAGCATATTTGTAGGAGCAGAGGCTTCTCTAGCAAAGATGGAAGCTATCTCTTTATTATTTGACGGGTTGGACCCCAACGGAGCGTGGTCCCAAAAGGTCTATCAGCCAGTTAGTGATTCAGTAGAGCGCCGAAACGATCTATCTGCCGAAAAGACCGAAGAACTAAACGCACTCATGGAGAGCTACCTAAAACCTCGAATCGAGGAATACTCAAAAGTCTTCGAGACTCCGTTCAAAAGCAGGCGAACAGGCAAGAACGTAGAGATGAACATGCTCGAGGTTGTCTCTCTGTTTTTGAATATCGGTAACAACGGAAACGTGCAGAGGATTGAAGACGGCAACGGCTGGAAACTTCAAGACGTTGAAGCGTTTGTATTCAGCAAGATGAGCCGAGAGGATTACGCTTTTGCCAAAGAGGCTTCCGAGATTATCGGTAGTCTTTGGTCGGAGATCGCAGCGGACGAGGCGCGCACTGCTGGAATCGTTCCTGAGAAGGTAATCGGTCGCACGATCAAAACTCCATTTGGAGATTTCCAAGGCGCTTACTTTCCAATCATTTACGATCCGTTCCATTCAATGCGGGCCGAAGACCTAAACAAGAAATCTATCAACGACGGGATCGTTAATCCGTTTGCCTCAATCTCTGGAAGGCCAGGAGCGGCAAACGAGCGGATGCGAAAGGTAAAAGACCGCGCAATCCTCTTTGACCTTTCAGTCATCCCTAACCATATCGACGAGATTGTAAGCAAGGTGTCCACTCGAGACACGCTGATGCAAGTTCACAAGCTACTCAAGCACGAAGACATCCGAAGAGCTCTTCAAGAAACGACTCTAGGGGAAGAGTATTTCTCGTTGTTTGAGCCGTGGCTTATGGATATAGCCAACGACCGAGTTACCGAAAGCGCCAACATCGCTGGGCTCAATTCGTTTATGAAGCGTATCAGGCTAGGTGAAACAGCCGGCGCTCTTGCATTCAGGCTGAGCACACTCATGGGCCAGCCGTTGGGCCACTCAAACGCCTACGGTGTAGCGCGCAAGATGATCCCCAACTATGCGAAGTATCACGCAACGGTTATGTCGAACCCTGCGTTTGTTGCTCGTGAAGCTGAAAGTGTATTTGAAGAGTCTGCGACGATTAGGCAGAGGATTAAATACATTGGCAGAGAGGCAAGAGATCTCAGCCGATCTGTAGACGTTGGCTCAATGAGCTTGGCGAGCAAAGACTCGTCAACCTTGGCAAAGAAGGCAATCAAAGGCGCTTTAACTACTGAGCAGAAGAGCAAAGAAGTCGCGGACTTTGGTATGCGTCTGATTGGCAAATTGCAGGTTTATGCCGTTGATCTTCCGGTGTACTTAGCGGTACAAGAGGCCGCGATACAAGAGCTCGATATGTCGCCCAAGGATGCCCAGAGATTAGCCGAGAAGGTTGTTCGGATATCACAGGGCGGTGGCGATACTAAGGATCTGGCCGCTATTCAGAGAGGTACGGAACTCTCAAAGATCTTCACGGTCTTCTACTCGTACATGAGCGCTGTTTACAATCAAGCCGTCACGCTGGGATTGAGAACTGTCAAAGACAGGGGAAAGGCTGCAATTTTAGCCGACTTGACTTTTGCTCTTATCATCCCTGGCATCACATACGACTTGATGAAAGCCGCGATGGGTGGGCGTGGTGGGCCAGAAGACGACGCAGACGTTGTTGGCTACTTGAAGTGGCTGGCTCAGATTCTTGTTTCAGAAGCGATGGGCACAGTCCCAGTTGTCACATTGTTTTCGGGTGCCGTCACTGGTCAAAACTCATTTGGGTTTGAACCGTCTATAGCTAGGGTTGTGAAAAACACGGGTACGTTCTTGGGTTCAGTTCGAGAGGGAGACATCGAAGATGCAGCTTGGGAATCGTTAGATGTGTTGAGATCATTTATGTACGGATTTCCTCCATCCTATCCAGTCGATAAAATCGAAGAATTTCTAAGGGAATAACATGACTATTTCAAGCCAGTTAAAGCGACTATCCTACTCTGGTAACGGGTCTACGACTTCGTTCGCTTACAGTTTTCGCATTCTCGACCAAGCGAGTTTGAAGGTCGTCGTTCAAAGTGCGGCGGGTGTTGATTCCGTTAAAACGATTACGACTGACTACACCGTATCGGGTGTCGGTTCGTCTGTAGGTGGCGCTGTAGATTTTGTGACTGCCCCGCTTCTAGGCGAAACAGTTTCTATCATCTTAGACCCTGAGCTCACGCAGCTCACCGACTACAGCACTGGCGGCGCATTCCCTGCACAGTCTCACGAAGACGCGCTTGATAAGCAGCTCAACATCAACAAGCGGTCTCGGGATATTGCAGACCGTTCTATCACTCTGCCAGACGGTGACGTAGACGGATCGGGTGCGTATGACGCGAAGAACAACCGGATCAAGAACCTTACAACTGGCATTTTAGGGACTGACTTAGTAACAAAAGACTACGTTGACGCTCAGGCAAGCGGTCTTGTGGGTGCCGTTATTGCGACCGGGGGAGTTACAAATAGAACCCTGCAAGACCACACCGGAGATATGCTCAGCGTAAAAGACTTCGGCGCACTTGGAAATGGGTCCGCGAACGACACAGCATCGGTGCAAGCAGCATGTGCTCAAGGCGGCTCTTTGTTTTTTCCTGCTGGAACTTACATGCTGGATGAAGTCACGATTACCAAGAAGTGTCAGATTACGTTAGAGCCGCTAGCCATCCTAAAACAGAGAAGTATTACTGGGGGACAAGATCAGGCAATCTTAAAGTTTTCGACAGGATCGGACTTCTCGTCTGTCGAGGGGGGGCAGTTCGATGGCAACGCGGCTGCACTTACTGGAGGGCATACCGCTCAGGTGATGACATCAATTCGCGTGGTCGGCGGGCCGACTCACATCCGTGTCAGCAACACCTACATCCATGACTTCCTCCACGCGGGATGGTATTTCGGTAGCGGGAGTAATTCGGTCTTTGAAAACATCCACGTAAAGGACTGCGGTAAGGGCTGCACTCATCAGGAAGCGAATAACGGTCGTGTTGAGAACGTCACATTTGAGGGGATCAGCAACAACGGGAAGGCGATTTATCAGCACGCGACGGAGTTCAGAGACGCTGATAACTTAGCCATGAAAAATGTGCGGATCGTGGACTTCGCGCCGGATAACAGCGGCCTAGAGCCTACCGCCACCGCGTTCACCTTCGAGCGTATGCTTCGATTCGACGCATCCGGTCTGGTAGCGACCGGCTTCACAGGCGTTACTAAGCCTGGGATGGGTTTCGCAATCGACTCAACGTCCCGGTCTAACCTGCGCGGGTTGTCGGTAGACGGCGGATACGACGAAGGCATTTCGATACATACCTGCGAGGACACCGCAATCGAGGGGATCTACTGCAATTTGGAGTACAACACGGCGGCGGCTGGCGGAATTGGCGTTCGGTGCCGCACTGCCGGATTGGGGCTTCGACCGACCGTGCCAGGGGTCGCTAATAACTATCGTTCTAACGCGGCGTGTCGGAACCTGACGATCTCAAACGCTCTCGTGATGGGGGCCGAGGCGGACGGGTTCGCAATTCAGTCGGGTGGTGTGAGGCTTACTAACTGTTCGGCGATAGGAAACGATAACAACGGTTTCCGTGTAGATCAGGATCTAGCCAACGGCCACTTTGCCAACGCTCCTACACCTGAGTCGTCGGACGTAGTGCTGGACGCCTGCCTCTCTATGTATAACGGTTCAAACGGTGTCGTTGTAGACAAGGGGAGCGACGTATACATCCGGGGCGGGACGTACAACAACAACGGACAAGATTCAGCTCTTGGCTCAGGGGTTCGCTGCGGGATACTGATTAACGACGTTGATCGCGTGTCGGTCGTAGACGTGACAGCTTCAGACACTCAAAATTGGTCAACGAAGACTAACGGAGCCTCGTTCCAGCCTGGGTCTACGACAGGCAACCAATACGCAGTCAGCATGATTGCTCCGGGGCTCCTTAACGTGGGGCAGCACATCCGTCTCGTAGATGCGGGGGGCTCAGGATCTCACGCGGACGTGAAGATCGTGAGCATGAGTGGAGACGACCTAACAGCAGAAACAAGCGGTCCATTTACATACTCTGCTTCGGGGAACGTAACCGCGCTAACGGGGACGTTCTCCACGACGGACTACGCAGTAGCGGGCTCTAGCGGCGCTCTGCACACGGAAGTTACTGGCAAGACGTGGGTTCTTGCGAGTAGCCCCGCCGAGTGGCGAAGGATGGTCAGGGTGAGCAGCGCGAACGTCGCCGTTCTGGACACAGTGTTTTCCTCGAACCTGTCCGGCGCATCTCTTCAAAAGCTCCAAGTCGATGTTCAGCCGCTCGCCTCGCAGCAGTACGGAATCCTATGCTCAGCGAACCCAACTGCGGTGACGATCTCTAGCGCGGTCGCGAGCGGGAACGTCACGCTGGACGTGAGAATTCCAACTAAGTCCGTAGTGAAGCGCGTCGGGCCTACCTCGAGTACGAGGGCTGATGTTGCGTCAAGCGGAACTATCGTGATCCCTTCTGGAATTGAATACGTTCGGCTTACCGGAACGACGGGGGTCGGCACCATCACAGCAGGGTACAGCGGGCAAAAAGTAACTCTTGAGTTCGGTGGGTCTATCACTGTGACAGACGGGTCTAACATCAATATCGCCGGAAACTTTTCCGCGACAGTGGGCGACACGATGCAGCTCGTCTGCGACGGAACAAATTGGAATGAGATTTCTCGCTCCAATAACGCATAACAATTGATTGATATTTCAAGGTTTGAAGGAGGTAGACGGAATGAAGTTTTTAAGAAGTATTGGACTGGCGGCGTTGCTCATGGTGGGCGCGTCTTCGGCATCAGGGCAGATATACGTTGGAACCACAATAGAAAAAGGTTCTGTCAGGTCATCAATAAGTTTCGGCACGCGCGAGGCCGTTAACGCAATTACAAAGGCCATCCCTTCGTGCCCAACAATGTCCGTGACGTTCTTTCAAGCGACGGCATCCGAAGTGTCGCTTTACGAAACCGACCCGGATGATGATACGTTTGCCAAAGTTGAGGCTTCGACGTTGGCTATTGCGTACACCGCAACCTCAACGTCGTCTTTCACGTTCCGACCGGGCAAGCAGTTTGTGCGGTTTGTAGTGGACACTGCCGAGACGAGTGGGACTAGCATTGCGGTGGTGAATTGCATCAATGAAGTAGCTGTCAGGGAAGAGTCTGTTTTTGAAGGTCACTTTGACATAGCTGGTGGCATGAATGACGCCGTGCCTGGGACTTCTACCTGCGTTCTGACTGCGGGAAATACGGAAATTGTAGCCAACTTTGCTTGCACAACTCCGCACACGACTATTGGAGATGGCAGGGCGATGCTTATTACAGGGATGCACGCGCAATACGCAATTGCTGACTCCAGCACTATACGAGGGTGCCGGCACTGTCTTAGCGTTGACGGGGGAAACTCATGTGTGACGGGTACAACCATAAACATTCCAGACGATGACGCTGCTTCGCGGGCATTAGGGGACACGGTGTCGGTCGATATGAACGTCTACATTCCGTCTGGTTCTTTAGTGCAGACTCTTATCGGCAATGGCAGCGGATGTAACGCTGGGGATGTTCCAGGAACAGATTGTTATTGCTCAGGCGACCTCGAATACAAACTTAACATTCGGGGAGCCTATTTGTAATGCGCTTTAAGTGCTGTTTGGTTATATGGATCTTTTTGTCTGCGTTTAGCGCGCGATCAGACAACCAAACAATTGCGGTTGACGTGTATATGTACGGTCATTCGTACAACGACACTGAATACGCTTCAGGCGTTTATCCAGGCTACGGGCCGACTCTTGAGGAGTTTGGTTTTAATGTTTACAACAATGCCGCGCACGCCGGGGCGCAGGCTTACGACTTTGATGGATTAAGTACGCGAGAGTGTCACTCTGACGATAATTATCAGATGGATTTTGGTCCGGGGCCTACAAAATCGTGCAACATGATAGGCATATTCCAGATGAAACGGCATCCAACGACAAGCGCCTGCGAATCGTTTGCGCCGCTGACTCGTTACGCAAATTTAACAACCAGCGCAGTTGTGTCTAATAGCGCTGCTGGTTGTGGAACTACGGGAGAGCCAGCCGGAGCCCAATGGGATTCACCGTGCTGCGCGGCTAGCAATTGCGTTCCTACTTGTTTGGAGGATCGTCTTCCGTCGCCTACTTCCGTTTGTCTAATCGACTACCTAGCTAACGACACATTTCGTGGATCGGATACTGCGGCTTGGACAACAAGCAACGCTTTGTATGTTGATGCAATTCGAGACTACGAGGCGATGCTAGACCACGCAACAGCAAATGGACTGCGGTGTTTAATCTCTACCGGACTACCTAACATGTCAGGCGCAAGAGCTTTTTCGTACCCTAACGCTAAATTTTTGCGCGACCAAATTGTTCAAACGCTTCTCCCTGGAACAGATCACATAATGCTTGACCTGTTCACTCTTTACGATCAGTACGAAGCGGAAAACGGAACCCAAGCCGCGCATGATTTGTATCGACGTTCAGAGCAAGACGACGGCGTATGTATCGACTGCACGCATCCGGGAACTGATCCTAATTCACTCGGGGATAACGGTTTTCGATGGATGTCAAAACAGATTGCCGATGGGCTCGTTGGATTAGTCAGAGAGTAGGTTTTGAATAACGTGATACGCGCAGGTTACAAGGACTAGTAATGCCCACCGATCCCGGCACAACCTCATGGATGACTGAACTTATGGCAGCTCTCGGCGTCACGGGAAGTGGTGCACTCGCGCGTATTTTCTACAAGCAGAATCAGCGAGAGGCCGAGTTTGAGCAACGCCACAAGGCTTCCGAAGCTCGGCTTGCTCGGCACTCCGAAGCCATTAAGGCGCTGGCCGAGTCGTCTGCGAAGACCGGGACAACGATTGAGAACCTGAGCGGAGACATCGACGAGATCAAGGACGGCATTAAGGTGCTGGTCAACAACGCGGCGGGGCGAGATGTCGTTTAGTTTTTTCAAGCACAGAAAGCGCAGGCAATGATTACCGAAGAAATTGCATTCAAAGAAAACGCTTCGTTCAAGCCATCAAACTTCCGTCCTGAAATGGTCGCTTTGCTCACGGCACTTTTGGTCACTGCCCCAGATACGACAGATGGGCGCATGGTAATCACCGAAGGGCACCGATCCGCCCGACACACCGACGATGCCCATACTTGGTGCAGCGCGTTTGACATCCGTTCCAGAAACGTAGAAGCGGCAGATGACGATGCTCGAGAGCTCGCGATGTGGGAGTGGGTTGGTCGCGTTCGACAGCGGCTCGACGATCCTCTTGGCTCGTACCAATTCGTGGTTCACGGCGAAGGGTTAAACATGCACATTCACGCGGAAATTGATCCGCGATAGGAGAAGCAAAATGGAAGTTCTTGTCTCGCAAATTCCCTACGGAATTGAAATCATGTCACTCGTGGTTGCCATCGCAGGCTTGGTTTCTGCTGTGGTGCCTGACTCGAAAATGCCGGCAATCGTCTCAACGGTCCTTAACTGGCTTGCGATGAATTGGGGTCACGCCGCTAACGACGAAACCGTGAACTGATGTGGCTTGCGCTATCCGTAACGTCTTCTGCAATTTTGCTTGCGGTTTGGTTCGGATGGCAGCGCAGCCGTTTGGCTGTTTTGGTGGGCGAGCTGCAACGTGAGTTGGTCTATTTGAGATTGCAAGTGCAAAGCCTGGAGAACGAAAATGCTGAGATGGCGCGTGCTCCTCTCGATGGCCCTACTAGCGTTGCTGCTTTGCGTCGGGTGCTCGACTCCGATGACGCATAGGCGTCTTTGCCCTCAACCGAGCGTGGTCGAAGTTGACGACTACGAAGCAGTTGTTTTCGCCAATCCTGACCGACCAGCAGTGCGTTGGATTGGGCGCTTAGTTTCGTTCTGCTGGCCGGAAGAATCTAATGACTCGAGACGTTGACGAAGACATTAAGCAAAGGCTAGCTAAGCGCGGTCAGTACGCGAGCAGGACGAACGCTCTTCAGGTGTGGGAGAAGACCGCACCAAAAAAAGAGCGGGCGACGTTTGAAGCGTATGTCCGAAACTGGCTTTTGCTTAGGGATGACGGACATAACATCGGATGGAAGGCATTCTCCGAGCTTTGCTGCGAAGATATCCCCAGCTTTGACGTTGCCCCCCAAGCACTAAAGGGGGCGCTGAGTGAGCGGATCAAACGTCTCTGACTCTGAGATCAAGAAGCGGCTGAGTGCCATAGCGGACGCGGAGCAGGACGAGCGGGAGCGCATTTCCGAACGCAAGCAAATGCGAAAAGTGTCGCGTAGCAATACTGCGCTGAAAGGCGAAGTCCGCACTCTCTCAAAGATGCTCGATGAGTCAGCCGTTACGATTGAGGCACTTGAAGCGTTGCGCGAAAAACCACGCCCCGGTCGCAAGATGGCGAAGGTTGGGCGTCGCAAGAACGGAAAGCTACCTGTCGCCTGGGTGGCTCTGGCATCCGACTGGCACACCTGCGAGCTCGTGACGCTCGATCAGTCTAACGGCATGAACGAGCACAACCCCGACATCGGGCGAGAGCGCGCTTTTGAGTGGGCTCGCAATCTGGTCAAAATGGTCAAGCTCTCGCAAGAGCGCCTAGATGTTAAGACCTTAGTCCTGTGGCTGGGCGGCGACTTTTTGGTCAATTCAGGAATGCACTACGGCGGCATGTGGGATGTGGCGATGACGCCCGAGCAAGAAGCTCGCGTCATTCGCAACCTGCTTGTCGAGATCATTACGTTTCTGCGCGCCGAGTTAAATGTTGAACGTATTCACATTCCAACTTCTTGGGGCAACCATGACAGGTCGTCAATGAAGATCGTGCCTGGGCTCGCAAAAGACTTCAGCCACGCTTCAATCGTGTACGAGGATCTTGCTTCGTGGTTTGCTCGTGACTCCTCAATCACGTTCGAGATCAGCACCGCTGAATGGAATCTCGTCGATGTCCACGGTTACCCAATCCTGTTTCACCACGGTCACGGGATTCGTTATGGCGGTGGCGTCGGCGGGATATCCATACCTTTGATGAAGAAGGCCGGCGTGCTCGCGCGCGACTACGACTTCAGAACAATCTGCATCGGGCACTACCATCAATGTCAAATCTTTGGAGCGGGTCAGGCCGTCTGCAACGGGTCGCTAGTGGGTATGAATGGCTACTCAACCGATGGCGGATTTCCGTCAGAGCCACCTGCACAAATGGCTTTCGTGATCGATCTCGAACGGCTAGAGATCAGCGACTTTTACCGCGTGTGGGGATGTCTGTGAGAAAAGCGCGCAACCGATTTGAGAGATCGAAGCAGGTTCTCGGTTGGCTGCAATCCGAATGGCCTGCGGGTCGGCGTGTCGAAATGATCTGGGTCGAAGAGATCATTGACGAGGACGCTGCTTGTCATTGCCACGGTCAGACGTACCGCGAAGACCGGCACATTGTGATCGAGTTGTCGATGCGAAAATGCCGGACGTGGGAGCAGATGAACTCCACTCTCATTCACGAGTACGTTCACGCTGTGCAGTGGGGGCTAGCGTCAATCGAGCACAATGCCGATCACCACCCCCCTACGTTCTACACGTTGATGGGAGAGATCCAAAACCGCTGGGACCACGATCACGGTCACGAGCAAGCTAACGAGTTCCCGCTGGACTAATTGCCACTCATTGCTAAGGAAACAAAATGAACGCGAGCCGAGGAATCGAAGAACTGTACTACGAGTTTCAACAACGCAAGAAATCAGCTTGGGCAAACGGTCTTGAGGAGTACGGACGAAAGCCCGGTGATCCCTTTCGCGGCGATGCAGCACGCGAGGCAGCGGCAGAGGCGGTGGACTTGTCAAACTATGTAGACCAACTCGCAAAGGAAGGTCGAGTCTCTGAATTAGAACGCAGCGAAATCGAAGCGGACTCTCTAGCTAAGTATGCTTGGCTAGATTCGGTCGCGCGGCGACGTTAATGCCTGACTTCACAATACACTGGCATCAGGCCGAGCCCGAGTTGGTAGACGGATGGGAGTTCCAATTTCAGCGCGTCGGCGGCGACTGGGAATTTGTTCAGCGGGTTCAAGATTCCGCTGCCGGCTGCGTTGACTGTTTTGAAGCTCAGGTTGAGTTGCCTCGCCTTGCTTTCCTTGTCCGCAGTCGTTCTATTCGCGGAGACGAATTTAGCGAGTGGTCGCGGGAAATTCCCGTTCACGCGGTGCCGGAACCCGGCTTCACGCTCGCGCTGCTGATCGGCGTGCTGTGGCTCGCGATTCGGTCAATCAGCGTTTCCCATGCGAGCGCTGCCACTGCTGGAACTTGTCCGTTTCCGATGCAGCGCAATCGGTCCACTCGAGCGGCCACGCCATGAGCCACTCGACCCACGTCGGGTTCAGACTTCCACCAACTTCCGCATTTAGTGGCTTTGTGTTCCGCTGCATTTGAGACGGGCCGCCATTGTTGCTTGCGTCCTGCACTGTCGGTGTCGGCCACATGTTTTTGCGCGCCATCGTGTCTAAGCTCGGTCGAACCTTGCCTGTTCGTCCCGCTGCGCCGCCTTGATTTGTTCCGTATGAGCTCGCCGCTGGTGTTGGTAACATCCAAGCTCGGCATCCCGGATGCTTCATCATCGACGGGCTGAGTTGGTTCGCTGTCGCGGTCGGAGTTGCAAGCCAAGATCCAGATCCGGTCCCGCTTGTGCGGAGCGCCGGCATGGTGCGCTCCCAACACTCCCCATTCCGCATCGAACCCCAGCGCGGCCAAGTCTCCGAGAACGGTTCCGAGTCCCCGAGAAGTGAGCATTGGGCTGTTTTCCACGAAGACGAAGCTAGGTCGTACTTCGCCGATGATGCGAGCGAACTCGCGCCAAAGCCCGGCGCGCTCGCCTTCAATGCCTTTGCCTTTTCCGGCCGCGCTGATGTCTTGACACGGGAAGCCGCCTGAAACGACATCAACAATGCCCTGCCAAGGTCGTCCGTCAAAGGTTCGCACGTCATCCCAGATCGGGAAGGCTTCGAGACATCCGTCGTTTTGTCTAGCCATGAGAACGTCGCGGGCATAGGGCTCGTTTTCGACAGCGCAGATTGTGCGCCATCCAAGCAGCTTGCCGCCGAGTATTCCGCCACCAGCGCCCGCGAATAATGCCAGCTCACGAAGTGACACCTGATGAGCCCTCCCTCTTATCGTTCACCATTCGATAGCCATCCCCAGCGCATCGCTCCAAACACAAGCTAACGAGTTCCTGCTGGACTAGGTGAGTGCTGCGATATACCGCCCCTTCGCGCTTCCTTATAGCTGATGTTTGATGCCGGGCAGATACTGCTCTTGGTTTGGCCGATGAGTTGGTCCGCGCGCCCCTCGATAGCGTGGTTCCGTATCATGCTCACCACCAATCTAGGGTCGCTAGTGAACGGATATTTCTCGGCGCTGTTGTCTTCCGCCATAACGAAGACTCTGGTGTTCTGGCCGTATCTTTTCTGTAGTCCAATGTCGATCTCTTCGATCATGTCTAACGCGGGTTCTGATTCATACGGCGTGGCAGATACAATGTGAGCGACAATCACATTGTCTGTCTGATAGCTAAAGTGAGCCACAAACCCGGAAGCAGATGGCTTTGCAGAGTCGGGTCCGTATCCTGACAACCAAAGGCAAGACCAAGCGGCGCAGGAATACGGTCTGTTTGAGTAGATGGCACACCCATCGCAACGCACATGCGCGCAGGACTCCCCTGATGGCTTGTCGATCTCATTTACCGCCATCGAAGTACAGCATTCCGTGCAGTCGCCGCACGAACGTTTGCGGATTCGGGTAAGCCTTTTTGATTCTCCGAATTTCCTTAATGCGTCTTGAATCTCACGGTTTCTATCCCGTGCGAACTTTTCCGCGTGTTTTACCTTTTTCGGACTTTCCTTAAATTCGCAGTTCATCTACTCCCCCTCGGGCCTACCATTCGATAGCCATCCCCAGCGCATCGCTGATTGCCATTGCATTGCTGAGCACAGGCTCTCTCTCCAGAGTCTCGTAACGGGATAGCGAGCCTTTCGGAACCCCAGACAGTTGAGCGAGTACAGCCATCGTCATACCTTGTTTGACACGCTCCCGCTTCATGTCCTGCGCCCACTCGCGCACCCACCCTTTCGGGTCATCTCCGTCCGTTGCCATCACCATTCGATAGCCATCCCCAGCGCATCGCTCAGCGCCATCGCTACGTCTAAGCGTGGGATTCGTTGCCCAGACTCAACCGCGTAAAGCTGGCTAACTCCGATGTCGGCTTTGCGCGCTAGTTCAGTTGGCGTCCAATTTCTGTTCAAGCGGCACCGCTTCAATTCTTGCGACCACTCCAAACTCCACAGGGCTGGTCCGTCAGGAGTATTGGTCGCGGCACTCTGTGTCCTGAAGAAAGTTTTCTCATCAAAAGTGCACGGCGTAATCGACAGATCAAGCGCACCCTCGATCTTGATGCGTGTCGTTCTAGTCAGATTGGTTTTGCCGTTCTCTGCAGCGTGTGTCGTGGAATCGCTAAGGCCGGCTTCGGAGGCAAACTTCTGATTGCTCCAGCCTTTCGCCTCGCGAGCTGCTTTGATGATTTCGCCGTAGGTTGGTTCGCTCATACGGTTTCCTCACTGTCTGGAAGAATTAGCGCGTCCCACTCTGCCTCTGCTTGTTTCGCTTTGCGCTCGGCCCACTTAGAAAGCCTAAGCTCCTGCGTGATAATTTCACTAAGCAATCGGCGAGAAAGATCCCGCGCGGTTTCGGATTCTCCAAACTCATTCTCTGCTGCTCGTAGGCAATTCAGCACTTCGTAATGGGATATTTTCGCCATTAAAAATTTACCTCCTGGCCGGGCTCGAACTGTTGAATCTGAGAGAACAGATCAGAAAAGTTGGTGTCATTGATCTGGCCCCATTTGAGATTCATTGCCTTCAGACACTCGATAGTGACTTGCTTCGGCAGCAGGGAATCGTCTTCAAGCTCCGCTGATTTCAGCTCAGCAGCAACGCGCAGACGTTCCTTGTTTCCCTCCGACAAAGCCGGTTTCTTCGGCGACGCAGCGCGGCTCGGCTTGGCTGGCAAATCCTCGCCAGCGTAAAGAGAAAAGCCCAAGCCAAACAGTGCGAGACATTTGACTAGGCAGCGCATCCGAGCGTCGGAGATTTCCCTAGCGTTAGGGGAAGAGACTGCGTTGTTACGGTTGTCCATCACCGGTAGCCACATCTTGCGGACGCAATCGTCGATAGCGACTTCGCACCAAACCGTCACAGATCCGTCTGCTTCGACACTCGACTGCGAGTCCATCTCAAACTCGGCTTGCGGGTAGTGCTCCATTAAAGTGCCCCAAGCCCATGCCCATGACAGATATGAGAGGTTGCCTTTTTTCTCGACGTGCTGTGACACGTTGACAGTGCTCAGTGTTTTCCAAATCTCAGAGTGTGTGGTAGTCATCATTTATCCTTAGAAGGGTAGATCGTCAAAAGAATCGTTGCTGGCACTTGCTGGCGCGGCCTGCTGCTCACGAGGCTGCTTGGCCTCTTGGCTGCTGCCGGCAAACGCGAATTGGTCGACACGCACTTCGAGTGATGTGCGAGTCTCGCCAGTCTTCGCTGTGTACTCGCGACAAGTCAAGCCGCCAGTCAAAGCGACCGACGTGCCTTTGGTCAGGTGGGGTGCAAGACCCTTCGCGCGGGCTCCCCACACGGTGCAGGAAAACCACGAGGTCGTTTCCTCGCCTGCTCGCTTGCTGGAAACGGCAACGCTAAACGTAAGTAAGGCGTCTCCGTTGTGGTCTTTTAGTTCTGCATCTCGCCCGAGGTTTCCTTGAATTGATACGCTAGCCAAGCCCATTTTGAATCTCCTAGATAAGTGAGTGACATCGCGGACAGCGAAGTCGGTTGGTGTGATGGCGGAGCCACCGATGAAAACGGCTTAAAAAGCCCCAATGTAAACAGCGAGGAAGTACCCGGCCACGAGGCCAAGAAATGCCCCGATAACCGCTGCAATAATGATTGAACCTTCGTGGTGCAACCTGTCTGCGTGCTCGTTGGCTTCGGCGATTGCTACGTCTAGCTCGATGCAGTCCCGCCGCTCGGCGTCGGTAATGTTCAGCCGGTCGTAATCAACAACAATCCAATCGAGTGGGTAATCGTCTTTTTTGATGAGGTTCATTCCGTCTCTCCGTTCATCGCTAATTCGATTGCTTCAAGAAAATCAGCCGCAAAATATTCGCGACGTGTTCCGTCATCGTCAGGGTAGGAGTCGCAGCTCCAGCCGCCTCCGATGCAATCGCCTACGACTTTGTTATTTGGGTGATTGACGAGCCATTTAATGATGGACTCAAGGTTTTCAATTTTTTCAGCGCTTTCAGAATGATGATCTAGGTGCTGGTGAACCTCACTCCACTTGGTTGCAATTTCATACCTACCTTGTCGAGCATTCTTGATGCTTTCGATAAGGGAGTCTTCGGCTACTTCGTCTGTGTCGCGGTGCAGTTCGCTCATTTTGTACCTCTGTGTGACATAGGTCGGTAGACCTGGTTCAGTTCTCGGCAGTGCGGGCAGTACAGCCGGCGCTTGTAAAATCGGTGCAGTAGGCGGCACATATTAGAGCCACTCCAAACCAAGACCTTCGCAGTCTTCGCAGCCGCCATGATCCACAAGCTCGGGCGGCGTCTCATCGCCAGGGCCACCATTACCGAAGCGAACGCCGTCGCCAGTTCCGTCGCACTCTTTGCAGGCGGGAGCGTTAGCGGCTTCGAGTGCGGACTTCAGAGCGTCACGGCAATCTCGGTGGGCAGAGCGGGAGGACTCGAGATCGGATTCAAGGCGAATCGCGCGGTGAGTTGCTTGAGCTGCCGTTGAAAATAGTGCATCGCAACGCGCTTGCAGTTCCGAGCAACGATCTTGAAGTGCGTCGTTTGCGCGGAGCTCGGATTGATAAAGGCGCAATCGCGCTTTGCTTTGGGCGAAAAGGCTGTCGATAGCGCTGCGTTGTTTTTCACAAATTTCGACGGTTGTGCGATCAAGCATTTTATCTTTCATTTGTTTTCCTCCATTTCGGCAAGGCAGTCGCCGCAAATCCAGTGATCGTTTTTGTCGTACTCACCATCACAATTCCAATCGAGGTCAATGTGATGGTTTCCTGCGTGGCAATATTCCATAGCCATATAGGCTTTCCTCTGGTGTTAGTTGATCTATTCGGAATCCCCGCAGTAGCGGGGTGACCGAATGGGTCAGCGCAGCTCGCTGGGCTTGATCTCGGTGGTTCCTGGAATCCGACCACAATTACAGCAGTAATCGACGGTCCTGCTGGCAAGCCAGCCCGCTTTGGCGGCGTCTGCATCATTTCTGTGGTTGCCGTAAGACGCGCCCTCTGCACACGCGAGGCAGTAGCCGCTGCCCTCGAACCAGAACCAGCGATTTCGGGGTGCCTTGAACATGTCTGTACTCCTCTGGTGGGCCGGATCATCCCGGCCACAAACACTTTATGACAGATGGCATAATCATTGGCAACAGGTTTGATGAAAAAAGTTGGGGGAAACGCGTTTTTGACGAAATCCGAGTTGCCACAGGATGCCGAGCGGCATAGATTCATTTAATGACATTAGATAAATTACTTCGCAGCACTGACTGGACAGAGACAACTCTGGCCGACTCGGTTGGCGTAGGTCAGCCAACGATCAACCGGCTCCGCAAGAAGAGACGCACCGCTAGTCCGCAGCTCGCACTCGCAATCGAGAAGGCGACCAAGGGCGTGGTGAAGCGCACCGACGTGCCGCTGACTGCGGCGAACCGCAAGCTCTTGGCGCTGGTGGGGTGATGGAATCATCATTGACGGAGAGCAACGGACGCAACCGTATTATCTGCTGGTTCTCCTGCGGCGTTACGAGTGCAGTCGCGGCAAAGTTGACCGTAGACGAATATGGCGCAGACCGTGTTGATGTCGTCTATACCGATCCGGGTAGTGAGCCTGCCGATAACCTGAGATTCCTGAAGGACTGCGAGGTCTGGATCGGCAAGCCGATTGAGATTATCCGTTCCACAAAGTACCGCGACACATGGGACGTGTACGAGAAGACCCGTTGGCTAGTAGGCCCTGGTGGTGCGCGATGCACAGCGGAGCTTAAAATCGTGCCCCGTCGAATCTACACAAAGGGCCGCGAGGACGACCCGCAGATTTTTGGATTTGATACGAGCGAGAACGTGCGCGTTGAACGATTTAGGGAGAATAACCCAGAGATTGACCTGCGGACGCCGCTTATCACGCAGGGCATGTCTAAGGCTCAGTGCGCTGAGATGGTTATGCGTGCAGGAATCGAGATACCTGATTCCTATCGGATGGGCTTCGCCCACGCTAATTGTCCGGCTTGCCCAAAGGCGGGCATGGGGCACTGGAACAAAGTAAGACGGGTTTTACCGCTTGAGTTTGAAAGAATGGCAAAACTGGAGCGAACCCTGGATGTGGCGATCTGCAAAAGCTACGCGGGAGACAATGAGCGTAAGCGAGTTTTCCTCGATGAACTCGATCCAGACGCGGGCATGGACAAGCCAGAAGAGTCATGGGAATGCGGCCTACTCTGTGGCGTTCAGGACGAACTTTTTTAGGGACAACATTCAACAGTGAACGCCTAGCCACCTAACTGGTTAGGCCCTCTACAGTCGTTGCCGTCCCGGCTGGTTCAAAAAGGGCGGCACTCTTGAGAGGGGGAAGCATGAGCGACCAACTACCGATTGACTTTGCGCGCACGCACGCGCGCACCAACGACCCGAGCACGTCGCACGAGGCGGCGAAGCACATCGCTTCTAGTGGGTCGCTAGGAAAGGTGCAGCGGCAAGTTCTCGATGCGCTGAGGCGCTACACGTTTCACGGATGCGTGACAGGGCGTGAACTCGCCGAGCTCAACGGCATCGACGGGGCCTGGAAGCGGCTACCGGATCTTGAGCGAGCTGGACTTGCGGAGCGTGTCGGGACTCAGAAATGCACGGTGACAGGACGCAAGGCGACCTCTTGGAAGGCGACTATGCAGCGAGGTGACAACTGATGGGCGCTGATGAGGTTTGGGGGCAAGTCGCCGAAGCGTTTTCGTTTTACGGCAAGCGGGTGACGCCTCGCCTGCGAGGGGCTCGCCGGAAGCTGATCGAGCGAATCCTGACGGAGTACGACGGTGAAGAACTGGTTGCAGCCGTGCATGGCTATGTCAGATTTCACGAAGGACTCGATCAAGAGGACGGATCAGACTTCAATCCTCGCAAGTATTTCACGCCCGAGAGCGTGTTCCGATTGGAAAAGATTGAGAGTCGGGTAGAACTCGGCTTTGACGGACCCTACCAAAAGCCTCTTTCTCGTGAGGATGCGGTCAAGGCGCGACAGGAAGCCGCGAGACAGAAGGTTGCGGCGGCACGGGCCGCTCGGGAGGGCCAGAAATTACGCGCTGTATAGGGCGACTGGAGCGCGCTGTCGGATAACGGCGGGGCGCGCCCGACATATAGCTTCGGTCCCGCCGGTAAGAATCGAAGCCCCCGGGGGAACGTCCCCACACCGGAAATGCCAGAGGGAAAAAGCCGAGGGCGAGTGACGGCCAGATCCAGATGGCTAAAGCGACTGCTTCGAGGGTGCATCGGAGAGATCCCGACCCCTTATACGGCTCTGCATAGGCAGCAGTGACCGACTTCTCTGACCTCGTTCTGCGGGGAACAGGAGAGGTCTATCCGGGTACAGGCAGATGAGTTTATGACCAAGAGCAATGCGCAACGATACCAACTCCTAGCCGATAGGATGATGGCTCGGATCGACGCATCAATCGGCCAGCCAAACTCTGCTAACGCTGTAAAGCGACGAATCGAAGTGTTGAGTCGAGTGTTGGAACACGTCGAAATTGCTATTTCCGAAGCTAAAGAGTTGTCTTTTGAGGGGCAGGAGTAGACAAAAAACAGCGCAAAACGGGGGAAAAGACCTGCTAATCCCCCTTCTAGCGTGGTTGTGTTGAGTCTAGCATTCTAATGGCGAATTTTAAGGTGGGTCGCATTTGAGTCTTCACAGAATGGCAGCGTCAAGGGATCAAAACGAGCCTGAAGTCGTCGCGGCATTACGCAAGGCTGGGGCATTTGTGTATGTGATGAGAGAACCGCTAGATTTGCTTGTTGGGTTTCAAGGGCAGACGTATTTGCTCGAAGTGAAAATGCCGAAAAAGGGCAGAATCACTCCAGCCCAGGTGAAGTTTTTCGACGAGTGGCCGAACGAAAACGCGCACGTCGTCAGGACTTGCGAGGAGGCGCTTACCGTGATTGGGGCAACGATGCAGGTCAAAGAGTGAGCTCTGCTAGGAATGGCAAAGCGACCGACAGAAGCAAAAAAGGGACAGGAGAACGCCCTCACAACGAACGCTATTGGGTCAGAAAAATCTGCACTCGGTGCTCAGAGCCGCTCGAGTTCTACCGATACATCAAATTACCCAGGCCAGAACCGACTGTTTGCGCGCCATGCGCAGCGCTGCAATGGGCAGAGGAGCAGCGAGGGCCAAGGCATTGAAGGTTAGACTTGAATAATGGGGGTTTTGAGTGATGATCGCCGGAACCACATCTCGAAGGAATTTTAATGGCCGCAAGAAAATCAGCACGCAGAGCTGCACCAAAGCCGGTAAAGGTTTCTGAAGCCGTTGAGCGTGCTACGGAAGCCGTTAGCGGAATATTCTCTCCCGACAAAGATCAGAGGCCGGAGGGCTGGCTACGAATCTTGAACGCTTACGCCAACGGCGGAGTGCCGGCTCGGCTAGATCGGCAACTCATGGACGACCGATTTACCGGGCCACGGCGGAACGATCAGGTTAAGGCGCTGCTAGCGATTGGAATGAACGTAGAAGATGCCTGCAAAGCGATTTTGAAAGCTGCGATGGATGAGCATCGTGGTGAAAAACACTGCAACTGGTAGGTTCCGAAATGGCAGACAATACGGTCGGCGGGGGGAAGCCTGGCCCGGGGAGGCCCAAGGGTTCTGTTAATAAAGTAACACGAGATATGCGGGAGATGGTGCGCGAGGCATTCGAGAAGGCGGGAGGTGTCGATTACCTCGTTACTCAATCCGAGGCGAACCCCAAAGCGTTTATCACCATCCTGGCGAAGCTACTCCCGAACACGGTTGAGGGCGAAGTCAGCGTGAAGAACGTCCTCAAGATCATCGACCTCAGCGAATAATTGTCGGTCACAGTCGAGATCAAGATGGGAACGCCTTCTAGCCCTGTGCTGGAAGCCTTCAGGACGGCGCGCGGGCGCGTAGATCTCATCATGGGGCCACTCGGTTCCGGCAAGACCTACGGCGCGATACAGCGCATTTTGAAGACCTCAGTCGAGCAAGAGCCAAACGCGCTGGGGATCAGGCCGACTCGCTGGTTCGCGATTCGCAACACCTATCCAGATCTGATGTCTACGACTATTCGAGACTTTCGAGAAGTGTTTACCAACGATTTGGGCAAGATGAAGATGGGCAGTCTTGAGCCTCCGACGTTTACGGTTGGAATTGATCTCGAAGACGGCACCCACGTTCACAGCGAGGTGATATTTCTCGCGTTGGATCGAGAAGACGCGGTGAAGAAGCTGCGCGGTTCTCAGGCAACTGGCTTCTGGCTCAACGAGACGAAAGAGCTCGTGAAGCCGATCCTAGACATGGCTGATTTGCGGCACGGGCGTTATCCCTCTAAAGCCGCAGGGCAGGTGAAGCCGACTTGGCACGGGATTATTGGCGATACCAACGCGCCCGATGAGGATCACTGGTATTACAAGCTCGCCGAAGAGGACCGGCCCGAGGGCTGGAACTTTTTCAGACAGCCAGGGGGGCTACTCCGCACAGGTCGCAAGAGCGCAGCCGGTCGAGAAGTATGGGACGTAAACCACGAAGCCGAGAACATTGATAATCTGCCTGACGCTTATTACGAGCGAGGGCAAGCGGGCAAGTCTGATGCGTGGATTGCAATCAATCTGGCAAACGAATACGGATTCGTGTCAGACGGCAATCCTGTGCATCCTGAGTTTATTGACTCGGTACACACGACAGCCGAGGAAATTCCTTACGATCCGACTCTGCCGCTACTGCTCGGGGTGGACTTTGGGCGCACTCCAGCGGCGGCGATTGTGCAGTTTATCCCTCAGTGGGGCCGGTTCGTGTGCATCGACGAGTTCGTGACGACCAACATGAGTCAGGCGGTTTTTGGCCCTGAGCTCAAGCGCTACATCCAGACCAATTACCACGGCGCAAAGGTGCGCGGCTGGTCTGACCCGGCTGGTGACGGCAAAGGGCAGGCGACTGAGGACACGCCACGGCAGATCCTAGAGGCCAGCGGTTTTGATGTGCAGTCAGCTCCCTCGAATATCCCAGTGCTGCGACGTGCTGCGGTAGCTAATCCTTGCCGGCGACTTTGCGGTGATGGTCGTCCAGCGTTCTTGATCTCGCCCAAGGCCAAGCTGATCCGCAAGGGACTAGCAGGTGGGTTCCAGTTTCGTCGGCTCAAGGTGGCGGGTGATGAGCGCTACACTGACGAGCCTGACAAAAATATGTATTCGCATCCGGTCGAGGCGCTCGAGTATGTGATGCTGGGCGAAGGCGAGGGTGATTCTGCCTTACTTCCCACTGACTACGACGAAGACGAACCGCTGCAAGAGTTCGCAATTATGGACTGAGCAAAGGTTTGCCTTGATTAGTGCAGCCGGTCGTCCACCTTTGCTACGTGGGTGCCAGACTTTTCAGTGAACTGAGCGACAAATCCTCGATCCTTGAAGCTGCAAATGACGTGGCGGAATGGGGATATCCTCGTCCAGTTCAGCAGGTAGAGATCGACCAAGCGGATTGGTTTCGTTACGGCGAGGACGTTGTGTTTTGGTTTGAGCATTTGGCGACAGTGACTACTTGGTTTGTTCATCTGGCAATCTCGCCTGAAGGTCGCAAGCGTGCAGGTTTGTACATGGGAGCTCGTCGGTGGTTGCGGTTCGTTTACGCATACGCCAAAGATCAAGGTGCCAAAGAACTCGGCTTTGCTCGGTGCGCTGGTGCTGAAGCTACGGAATCACATCTACGTCGCCTGGGCTGGGCTGACACGGACTACGGTCTAGCAAGGGAGCTTTAATGGGTGGCATTATCGAAAGTATTGTTGCTGCGACCGTTGGAGCTACGACCGCTGCAACACCAACTGCTGCGGCCACTGCACCAGTTGTTGCCGGTACGACCGCAGCAGCCGCACCGACTATTGCCGCTCCGTCGGTAGCCGGTGGCATTACTGCGGGTCTAGGCGGTGCGGGAGCTGCTCCAACTACGACTGCGGGATTAGTAGGAGCTGCTGCTAACGCTGCGGTTCCTGCGAGTTCTGTAGCGATTCCCTCGGCAGCGCTCACGCCGTTTGTTCCCTCCGCTTTAGCAGGTTCGCTTCCAGGCATAGCGGGTGGCCTAGCGGGTACAGGGTTATCGGCTGGATTGTCGGCAGGGCTGGCTCCAAGCGTAAAGTCTCCCCAGATGCCCGGAGAGACAAACGCTGACGCAGCGGCAGCTCGTCGTAGAGAACGACAACGAGCGCCACGAGGAATTGCATCAAATATGCTTTCGGGTGGCAGTTCAAAATCTGGCGGAGTGGGTAAGCGAACTCTGGGCGGTGCATATTGACAGATACGGCAGACTCAATTCTTGAACGGTTTGCGGTATGCAAGACGAATCGGAGCAACTTCGACTCGACTTGGCAAGATGTCGCTGAGCTTATGAACCCGCACGGCGGCGACTTCAACACGAAGCGCAGTCCCGGCGAAAAGCGTTCTGACAAGGTATTTGACCAGACAGCAGTCCAATCGCTTGAGAAGTTCACGGCGGCGATGGAGGCGTTTAACACGCCCCGCACGCAGCGCTGGAGCCATCTACGCGCATCGGACGATGATCTGAACAAGATCCACGCCGTTCGTGAGTGGTTTGAAGAGGCCGAGTCTCTTCTCTACAAGATGCGAAACAATCCGCGAGCTCGCTTCTACGGACAGACTTATGAGGTCTACAAGTCGCTTGGATTGACCGGCAACGGTTGCATGTTCGTCGATGAGGCTCCGAAGGGTGGCATTCGTTACCGCGCGACTCATGTCGGCCAGACGTGGATTGAGACGAGTTTTGAGGGCGTCGTTGATACGATCTATTACGAGTACGAGCTCACGGCAAAGGCTGCAATTCAGAAATGGGGCGAAGACGCTCCCGAATCTGCACGCACAAATGCAAGTGCGGCTCCTCTACAGCTAAGCAAGTACGTCCATTGTGTACGGCCAAACATGAACAAAGATCGTGAAAGCAAAGGCCCCGAGTCGATGGAGTTCGAGGCTTTCGACATCTCGGCAACAGATCGCAAGATCATTGGCAAGCCCAGCGGCTACCACGAAATGCCGTATATGTGGACTCGCTACACGGTGAGCCCGAGCGAGATCTACGGTCGTGGTCCTGGAATGATGGTGCTCCCCGACGTGCAGACGTTGCAGGAGATGCAGAAGACGTTCCTTCGCGCTGGTCACAAGGTGGCTGATCCGCCGCTTTTGGTGGCTGACGACAAGAAACTCGGACGTGGTTCCCGCAAGATTCGCATTGCTCCTGGCGGTATCAATATCGGTGGAGTTGATAAGAACGGTCGGCCAACGATCATGCCTTTGCAGACCGGCGCTCGTATTGACATGACCGAGGGGATGATGGAGACGTTACGAGACAACATTCGCGAGGCGTTTCTCGTCAACCATTTCGACATACTCGTCCGCGACCGTGTTCAGATGACGGCAACCGAGACGCTCGAGCGAGCTAAGGAAAAGGGGCAGCTTCTTACGCCTGTCATTGGCCGACAGCAGTCTGAGTTTTTGGGTCCGATGATTGAACGGGAAATTTCGATTGCTCAACGGCAGGGACTTCTTCCGCCTGTGCCGCCCGAGCTCGCAGAGGCCAGCGGTGAATACGAGATTGAATACGAAACTGATGCGACTCGAATGCAGCGCACAGACGAGATTTCGGCCTTTATGAAATTGCAGGACGTGATGGGTGCGTTTATCCAAACTGATCCAAGTCTTTTGCAGAAGATCGACGCCGAGCAGGCAATGGAGCATTACGGACAGGATCTAGGCGTTCCGCAAAAGCTATTCCGCAGCGAGGACGCGATGGACGCAATCCACGAGCAGCAGCAGCAAGCCGCGCAGGCTGAGCAGATAGCTAAGCAGGGTCCAGGCATTGCTAAAACTGTGCAAGGTCTATCGGCGGTGGGCGCAGCTTGAGAAAGTCTGGGACGTTGATCGAGCGCGTCAAAAGCTATTTGTCGCGCAAACCCTACAACGCATGGCGTGGGGTTCAGGAATGGAAACGAACACCCAACTCGGCTGCTGCGTGGGCTTTCTTCGCTGACTTCTGCGGAGTGTTTGAAGTGAGCGACGAGACAGATTCGCTTGAGTTAGCAAGGGCTGAGGGGCGTCGAGAGGCGTTCTTTGCCATGTACGATCTAGGAACGATGGAAGGTGAAGATGTCTTTGCCATCCAAGAGAGAGCACTAACTGAAGGGGGAGAGTGATGAGTGAAGAGGTAGCCGCACCAGCGGCACCGATTGAGGCAGCACCGGCAGTAGCATCGGCTTCGGATGTACTTGCAGCGGAACCAGCGGCGGCAGATTCGGGTGGAATGGATACGGCAGCAACGCCGGCAGCAGACGCGCCGTCTTCCTGGTCTACTGGCCTGAGCGAAGACGAAATCGGATTCATTAGTAACAAGGGTTGGGACAAGTCCGAAAACCCTGTGTCTGAAATGCTCAAAAGCTATCAGAACGGCGAGCGTCTTCGTGGCGTGAAAGCCGATCAACTTGTTCGCATTCCAGAACTAGGGAATGAAGAGCAGGCAGCAGAGTTTCGTGCGCGTATGGGCGTGCCGGAGGCTCCTGACGGGTATGAGTCTCCCTCGCTCGAAGTGCAGGGTCAGCCTTTTGACTCTTCGCTGTTTGCGGCAGGGCATCACGAGGCAGGGCTTACCCCGGCACAGCACGAGGCCGTCTCGCGCGCTAATGCTGCGGTGCTCGAGAATGCAATCAAGGTAGAATTTGACGCAAAAAACGCGAAGAACTCAGCCGAGAAGATTGAGCTCGACAATGAATGGGGGCCGGTGCTTGAAGAGAATCAGCTTGCCGCTCGTAGGGGATTCGAGACTCTTGAGTTTGCGCCTGAAGTAATTGACGCGCTTGAGAATGCAATCGGATACAAAGAAACTATGAAGCTCGGTGCGCTTGTGGGTCGAATGAGCGGAGAGCACAAGCGAGGCGACGACAAGAGTGACAACGGCAACGCGCTTGCGTTTGGTCTTACACCTGATGCCGCAAAGCAACAGATTGCGCTGAAGGGTGGCGAACTTATGGCTGCGGCAAACAAGGGCGACAAATCCGCAGCAGCAGAACTCAAGCGACTCAATACAATCGCGTATCATAGCTGAAGAAGATTTGGCTTGAACAAGCCTGAGAATGGTTCACATTTTCAGGTGAATAGCTGACAACCCACTTTGTGCAGTGGATTCGCGGATAACTCGCAAGCCGAGCCCGTGATGATAAAGCACCAAGGGCCAGCGAATCAGTTTGAATGATTCGGCCCCGCCTCGTAGGCGGACAAGCCAACAAGTAACGGCTTATCAATCTTTTACTACGAGGTGAACCCAAATGGGTGATGAAATTACAGTTGGTCATAGCGAGGAATACTCCTCCAATGTGAACCTTCTCGCGCAGCAAATGGACTCCCGCTTTCGCGGTGCGGTCACGGTAAACAATGTCACGGGCAAGGGTGCCCAAATGATGAATCAGGTTGGCTCGGTTCGTGCTCAGAAGAGGACGAGTCGAAACGCTGATACTCCCCTGATTCCTGTCCCGCACGATGCTCGATGGGTCATTCCATCGGACTACGAGTGGGCAGATCTCATCGACTACCAGGACGACATCGGCGTTCGCTCGATTGTTTCGTTCGAGAGCTCGTATGTGCAGGCTGGAGCTGCCGCTTCTAACCGGGCTATTGATGACGAGATCATGGCAGCGATTTTCTCGGAGACGACGAAGACCGGCGAAGGTGGTGACACGACGACTGACTGGGCGACGTTTGTTGCAGCTACGACTCAGAACAAAGTTGTGCATAATTCGCAGGGGCTCAATGCCGCAAAGATCAAGGCTGGTCTAAAGGCGCTTCGTTCTCACAATGTCGATTTGACAAGTGAGCCGGTTTTCTGCGCGATTACTTCTGAGCAGATCGAAGATCTTCAACTCGAAGATCAGTACATCAACTACGACTTCTCGGACGAGCGAGCGCTTAACGGCTCCGCTGGGACGATCAAGCCGTTCCTTGGTGTGCGCTTCATCCACTACGAAGACGTTACGAAGACTGGTTCGACATGGCGCGTGCCCATGTGGGTTCCGTCTGGCGTTGGCCTTGGAGTCTTTAGCGACATCAAGGGCCGAGTCTCCGAGCGCAACGACAAGTCTCACGCCAAGCAGGTCTACACCTGCACCACGATTGGCGCGACTCGTCTTGAAGAGAACAAGGTTGTCGAAATCGAGTGCCAGTAGGCACTAGCTAGTTGGTAACGGGACGGTCTTAGCGGAGTCGTTAAGACCGTCCCTGTTGCACACCAAGCGATGCGGGGACGTATCGCAGGAGAACATGAAAAATGGCTAATCATTATTCGACGCTTTTTGCGACGGAAGCAGACCAGAACACGCTTGTAGCAAACAAGATCAACCCGGTTGGTGAAGCTGGTGGCCGATTGCGTTACAAGCGCATGTACATCAACACCGATCAGGTATTTGCGATCAACGAAGTGATTCGGATGGGGACGTTCAAGTCGAGCGACCGTATCTTTGAACTTACGATTTCTTGCCCCGACATGGGTACGGCAGGTGATTTTGATATCGGCCTTTACCTTACGGGAACGGCACATGATGGATTGGTAGTCGATGACAACCTGTTCTGTGATGCGCTTGACGTGAACGCTGCGGCGCTTTCGCGTGTCGAGGCTTTCACTGAGGCGGCGCTCGATGACTTCGACCGTGGCAAGATGATCTGGCAGTTGCTTGGGCTTGCGTCTGATCCGGGGACGTTTTACGACCTCACAATCACGGCAGTCGAAGCGACGACCAGCACGAGCGCAGAAGTGCTTCTCGAGTGCTTTTACAACGCTGGTGACTGATTACGGTTTGCCGCATCTCCCCTGATTCGGCTCTCGAAGGTCGGGGCACTGTCATAGCGATGGTGTCCCGGCTGAGTCGGAGGAAATTGAAAACATGGCATCAGTCGTAGAGATCGCAAACCAGGCGCTATTGCGCGTCGGTGATGAACCGATTATCTCGCTAGGTGATGCCAACGAACGAGGCCGTGCGGTGAACGCTTCATGGCCGTTTGTGCGTCGAGAGGTGCTGCGCGCTCATCCTTGGAATATCGCGGTAGTGCGAACAAAGCTGGCCGCGTTAGCGGATGCTCCTAGTTGGGGCTTCGCTACGGCTTACGAGATTCCCGCTGACTCGCTGCAAGTGCTCGAGGTAGACACAGCTCAAGACTGGCGTGTTGAGGGTCGAGAGATCCGCACAGACGCGACGGGTGAGCTTTCGATTCGGTACACAAAGGACGAAACTGATTCAGAGGTTTACGACGGCATCCTCACCGAGTGCATGGTGATACGCCTTGCCGCTGAGATTGCTGAGCGGCTGACAAACTCCAGATCGAAGCGTGAGCTCTTACTTGCTGAGTACGAGGACAAGATCCAGGAAGCTAGAAGGTCAGACGGCGAAGAGGGATCTCCGTCAGAGTTTGAAGAAGACGCTTGGGTCACGGTGCGCCACTAGTGAAGTCTTCGCTTATTCAATACGCATTTAACGGCGGGCAGCTCGGGCCTCGATTGCAGGGACGTTCCGACCTTGCTCGGTATCAGACCGGCTGCAACAAGCTCCAGAACTTCATCCCGACATACCAAGGCCCAGCGATCAAGCGCAGTGGTTTCCGGCATGTGAAGCCGGTGAAGGACTCAAGCAAGAAGACGCGGATCATTCCGTTTGAATTTTCGCGCGAGCAGGCTTACATCATGGAGATCGGCGAGGGGTATCTTCGGGTCTACAAGGACTCTGGAACCGTACTCGAAGCCGCTCAGAGTTTCACGGGTTCGCCCACTGCGGCTAACCCAGTGGTCTGCGCTGACACGAGTCACCCATTTGCAAACGGCGATCAGGTCTTTATCACGGGTTCCGCAATGACGGAGCTCAATGACCGCTACTTCACTGTAGCTAACCAAGCCACCAACACTTATGAGTTGTCTGGCGAAGACGGCACAGGGCGAGCTACGGGCGCTGGTGGCACTGCTGCGCGCGTCTACGAAATCACTGACGGCGTGGCGTCGAACTCGCTGCCGTGGCTTGAGGCTGAACTAGACGAGATCTCATTCGTGCAGTCGGCTGATGTGGTCTACTTGGCGCACGGGAACCATCCGCCGCACAAGATTTCTCGCACTTCAGATATTGAATGGACTTCGGAAGCGATTGATTTTGATTGGCCTCCGTTCCGCGAAGAAAATCTCGACGACGATCAGACGATGATTATCAGCCAGAACACCGGATCTAGTCGCACAATCACAGCGACGGGTGCGGGTTCGATATTCGTTAGTGCAATGGTTGGTAGCTACGTTCGTATTAGCCATTTGGTAGAAGCCGATCTGCCTAAATGGAAGGCTAACGTCAACGTTGCCGGAGGCATTGAGCCTCGAGTTGGCACTGCCAACGTAGGAGTTCAGGCTTACTACGAGGGTCGGGTGTACTCGCTAACTGGTATTCCCACTACGGCGTCTGGCAACGAGCCTCCTTCTCACGAAAAGTCGGACGGAGTGGTAAAAGACAAGCGAGTTCCGTGGGAGTTTTACAATCGCGGCGCGGGCTACGCTAAAATTACAGCGGTTGGTGGGGCGACTTGCACAGTCGATGTTGTTGGGGATTTCCCGTTTAGGGTGTCAACTACAAACCCGGCAAAAACCACATATGGAGGTACAGAGTTTGACGCGCTGACCTCTCCTCGATGGGCTATTGGCGCATGGAGTGCAGAGTATGGCTATCCGCGATCTGTTTCGTTCTACGAGGATCGTCTTTGGTTTGGTGGCACAAGCAAAGACCCGCAGACTATGTGGGCTAGTAAAACGGGCGATTACGAAAACTTTGAAGTAGTCGCTGGCGAAGATGATTCTTCTCTTGTCTTTACCCTGGCATCAGACAAGATTAACTCGATTGAATGGTTAAGCGGTCAAGACGTGCTTATCATTGGCACCAAGGGCGGCGAGTTTACGGCTGATGCCGGCAATGCCGAGCAAGCCATTACGCCATCAAACATCCGAGTGCGCCGTCGATCAAACTACGGTGCCGCTGAGAATGTCCAGCCGGTGTTTATAGACTCGGCTTTGCTTTTTGTGCAGCGTGCGAAGTTCCGACTTCACGAGCTCGTGCCTAGCTTACAAAGCGGTAATTACACTGCCCCAGATCTGACTCAGATGAGTTACGACATCCTGACCCCTGGCGTTGTGCAAATGGCTTACCAGTCGTCACCCTTGCGTCTCTTGTGGTGCGTGTTGTCGGATGGTTCGCTGGCTTCGCTGACGTATATCAGTGACGAGGAAGTCATTGCGTGGGCCAAGCATACGATTGGCGGCACGAATGCAACGGTTGAATCAATCGCAGTAATCCCTCACCCGGACGGGGACCAAGATCAGCTTTGGGCAATCACGTCTCGCACGGTAAACGGCGCAACAGTGCGGCACATCGAGTTCCTTGAGAAGCCTTTCGCAGAGAATGGGTCTATCCCCGATGCGTTCTTTGTCGATGATGGGCTGACCTACTCGGGCGCTTCGACCGTTACGATTACTGGCTTGTACCATCTCGAAGGCGAGACTGTGAAGGTTTTAGGCGATGGCATCGTGTACCCCGATGAAGTGGTTGCGGGTGGTTCAATCACATTGAGCACCGCAGTAACAAAGGCCCAAGTCGGCTTAGCGCTGCCTGACGCTCAGCTTCAGACAATGCGCCTTGAAGGGGGCAACCCTCAGGGCACCGCTCAGGGCAAAAAGAAGCGAATCACAAAGTTGGTGATTCGTTTGAAGGATACTGGTGAAGGCATCAAGTACGGATCAAACTTCACGACAATGGACGAGCAGAGTTTGCGCGATACGGCAGACTTGATGGATTCGTTCGTGCCTTTGTTTTCGGGAGACACCCCGGCGCTTTCAATGCCCAGCGGGTGGGAGCGTGAGGGTCGAGTTGCAATCGCTCACGATCAGCCCTTGCCGTGTACGGTAATCGCTATCATGCCTGATATGAATACGGAAGTGATCTGATGGCCGATTACGTTCTTCCCGCAACTTATGGCTTGATGACGGCTGGGTTGGTAACGAGCGCATTCGGCCAAGCTCAGGCTGGCAAGGCTGCGGAGAAAGCGGCCAAGTTCAATGCAGAGATGTCTCGGCGAGAGACGAGCATGGCGATCGAAGCCCAGATCAGAAGGTCGCGACTTCAAAGATCGACAAATATCACACAGGTTGCAAAGTCAGGAGTACGGCTTTCAGGTTCTCCGCTTGTGGAAATTGCCGAAAGCCAGTTTCAAAACATTCGACAGATCGGAATGATTCGAGACGCTGGCGAGATAGAAGCTGAGATCTACAAAATGCGCGGTGATACCGCGAGGGCTGCGTCACGCATGGGTATCGCTTCGTCCGTGCTTCGTGGGGCAGGTCAACTAGGGAGCCTTGCTGTTAAAAATGCCTAAGCTGACCCTAGACACTATTCCAAACCCTGTATCCCAGCCAAGAGTTTCGGCCTCTGATTTTGGCGCAGGAATCGGCGCAGCTCAGAGTGATCTTGGTGCAGCCGTTTCTAGTCTTGGGCTGATCGGTGACGCTTGGCTAGAGCAAGAGGGCACTCGTCGAGCAACGGACTTCTCCTCAGAGTATCAAGAAGAAGCGGACAAAATCGCATTAACGGGTGATCTGGAAAAAGCGCCTGAGCAGTTGAACGCTCTACAGAGAAAGCTGAAGAGCAAGCACCGAGGCGGCTCTGCTGGAGTATTCGACAGGCAATCTAAGCGTTATGGCGACCAGATCACAAACAGGTCGAACCATCGCATCCGTCTCCGGCAGATCGACTCTGGTCGTTCAACGCTAGACGCTGCGATCAATTTCCACCTAACGATGGCGGATCGTCCAGACATTACCGCAGAAGATTTAAGAATTGCCGACGCTCAAGTTGAATCGTTAATACAATCTGGAGTTGCCAACGGCTTTATTAACGAAGGCGAGGCAGCAACTCAACGCCAGAATTACATGCTGCGCGGTGCTGAAAAGTATCGAAAGCGTGTATCTCAGAGCACGACCGACGACATTATGTCTAGGGTTGACGAAGAGACTGGAGCGAGCCTATCGAATGCAGAGCAACTTCAATTAGCGAGAGCTATCGAAGACCCAGACCTCCGCGATGATGTAGTTGCCAGGGTAAAAAACCGAATCACAGAGAACGAGAGATCCGAGACAAAGCGTATCAATCAAGAAACCGATTCGCTTTGGAGCTCGACCCTTGATCTAGTCGATCAAAACCAATTTCAGCAGGCGATGGATGTTGTAGACAGTGGTCTGGGAACGCCCAAAGAGCGAAAGGCCGCGAAGAAATACATCGAGGAAAAGCGAGACGGAAAACTCGAAGAAGTCAACGAAGATTTCCAGTCTGTCGTTTGGCAACAATATACTGACATGCGGATAGACGACCCTAAAGCGTTTGCAGAAATCGACATTTGGGATGATAAGGCCAGAGGTCGAATCTCCAAAGAGATGCACGACGATCTCAAAAAAGCGCAGGACGAGCTCCGCGTGGATGGCGTAGATCAGGGTAAAAGCTACTCGGCCTCTGTTCGGAAATACGTTGACACTCAAATGCAAACGATGCGCCCATCTGGCGAACTAAAGCCAGCGGTCAAGGCCGATCTTGACCGTAGAAATGCGCGAGTGCATGTTGCTATGTACAAACAAATCTTATCTGCGGAGTATGATAAAGGCGGCCCGTTAAACTTCACGGAAAAGTTGCAGCTATTCCAGTCGGTCCTAAACGAGAGCTATGAAGAAAAGGGATTTTTTGGTTCCACTTTTGGTTCCACGATCACGAATATCATAGATTTAGACCAAAAGCAGGTCAGTGAATTTGTTGAAGAAGCAAGCGACAAAGACTCCCCGATCTACGATGAGATTCTGCAATCGCTTACGCAACGAGGTGTGTCTCCGACTATTCAGAATATGCAGTTAGAAGCCATCGAGTATTTCGATCTCTATGGTGGCGACGTGATTCAAGCACGAATTAACTACCGAGAAAAGTGGAGTCGATAGTCTTGGCAAGCGAGCTCGACACATCGGCAAATACGCAAGACGGATCTTCGGCAACGGGTTTGAACTTAGACGTTCAGAACGTGGCGGAGGCCAAGGTTGTTGAGCGACCCGCTCCGGCCAGAATCACTCCGAAGCCTTTCGTCCCTCGGATGCCCCCAGGCTTGGGCATGTGGTCCAGTAGCGCTAGGTCGTCAAACGCACCTTCAGGTCTTGGTGAGTCGCTCACTATTGGCTTGCCCCCAACTGAAGAATCTCAAGAGCGCATCCGCAAACTAAACCCAGGACGGTATGCGTTCGAGAATCCAGAAACCGCCAGAACATTTTCAAACCCTAAGAACGTCGTCGATTCTTTTGATGACATCGAAAACATGGGCACGTTCGAGCGGCTATTCAAGGACACTGCGACCAGCAAAGACAGAGGCTTAAAAGTTCTTGAGTTGTCAGAGCTTGGCGCGAATTTGTGGCAGGGCGAAGGGTATGACCCTGTATCAATGGCGGAGATTGAACGAGTCAAGCGAGAGATGAAAGAGATTCCTGATTTCGGTTGGGAAAACAGAGACGCCGGGTGGGTTTTCAACATCCCCGGACAAGTTGCCGAGATGGCTCCGTTGTCTCTGCACACTTTTCTATCCGCGCAGGAAGCAGGCTTAGCTTCTGGCGTTGCTACCGCTGGACTCGGCGCTCTTGCTGGATTGCCGGCAGGTGGTGTTGGGGCTGGCCCAGGGGCCTTGTCCGGGTTCGCTTATGGGTATGGGACTGGTACGGCTTTGTCTGCTGTTTATGCAGCAGGAAAGGCTGAGGCCGGTCTAGCGCTTATTGAGTTGAAAGACTTAACGAGCCCCGACGGAATACTGATTCCACAAGACACTGCGAAGGCGTTGAGCCTTGCGGTGGGAACAGTGAACGGTCTTCTTGAGACTTTCGCACTCGGCAAAATCGTTGGCACATTTCCGGGCGGTGATAAGTTGCTCGGCCAATTTAGCCGAGGAGGAGTGAAGCAGGCTCTACAGAACCCGACCGTCTTTGGTTTGATGATGCGGCTAAGCGGGGCGTTCGCGGGTTCTGCCGCTAGAGAAGGTGTCACGGAGGGAATGCAGGAAGGCGTTCTCGTTACGGCCATCGGTGCCTTTATGAAAGCTTCTGGCGAAGGCTTTGAAAACTTCACGCATGAAGTCGCAGATTTAGAGACGGGCGAGAGTGTCACGCTAAACGGAAGCGAAGCATTTTGGGCTCGAGTCTTTGAGTCTGCGATTGCTGGCGCTCAAGGCGGCGGCGGCATGGGCTTAACTGGTCAAGCGCTGACAGAAACGTCGGGCGCTCTTGGCCTTAACGCTGATCGTGTCCGTGGTGCTGTCAAGAATCTGAACAATCTGTCAGGCGTCCAGAAGGCTGGGGCAACCCTAAGCCGCGTGATGAAGATGAACAAGACGGCCTCGGAGTCTACCTTG